CATACAAGTTATCTTCGATAGCTTCTTCTGTTATAGCGAATGCTAATGCAATCGTTTCGTTTGTGTATCTAGCTGTAAAAGTTTCTTGAGCATCGTCGAAAGTTACACCTTGTCCTTCAGGTTTAACTGCCGCATTTGCAAAACCAGATAACATTACTTCCTCTTCGAAAGCTCTGTCAGATGATTCTGAATCGAAAATCTCATTCCACTCATTAGCGTATTGTTTATATTCCAAGCCGAACAGTGCGTTCAAACCTGGCTCTAGTTCTTTAACTAGTTGTGCTCTTGATATTGCCATAGTTATTTATCTCCTATTCGATTAGTTGTATAAACTACTTGCTCTAGCAATTGTCACAATAACGTTACTATTAACCGCAGTGTAGTCATTGTTATCTGGATCGTCTGCGCCTCTTACTAATTTAAACATCTTAGTAGATGCAGCTCCGGTTCCGATATCCAAAGTCGCTGTCGATTGACCGTCTTTTGCGTTCGTTGCTGTAAAGCTGTTGATATTATAGCCAGCATCTCCGTACATAGCCTGAGTAACTGCCGCATCCGCTTTTATTACGTATTCTTGTTGCGGATTGTCATTTACAAAGCCTAAACCGTCGTCGCTGCCCGTATTATAGTCAGTTCCAAATGTAGTACTCGCTGCAACTGAATTTGCCCAAGTTGGTTTACTTGTAGTGCTGTTTATGTAAAAAGCACCATTAAATACACCAACTAAAGGAGAGTTAGTAGTAGAGTTGTTAAATGTTGCTCCACCTGCTCCTGTGTCATCCAATGTAGCGAAACTTGCATCTTGTAAATAACCCTGATCTCCAGATCCATCTTGGATCGAAACCGGACTATTTTTAAAGATGTCTTTACCTAGACCTGACTTGATTTTGTACTGAGATTGACCTTGAGTCGCAGGAGTATTTCCTAACGCCATTGTCATTCTTAAGCCAAAACCGCCTGTTTGGTTTGCCATAGTTTATGTTTCCTTTTTTGTACCTGCCCCGTGAAGGGCCTCCAGTACGGTTAGTTTAATTCGTTGGTGTAGGAATTACTAAATAATTAGCTTTTCTTTGTACCACCGAAGGTTACACGAGTATCAGCCTCTTTCGAGAATCTCATACTAGGGTGCTGTTCCTTCAAAAGATTGGTATTTACTGCTTCTTCTTTTGCATCGGTTTGCTTTTGATAATAAGCATCGATCTGAAGCGCAATCTCTTCTGGTATCCTAGCCAGCAGTAGGCCACCTACCCCGATAACTCCTGCGTATCTGCCAGTGTCCATCGATGGAAAATCTGAATCTGGATATTCATCAGCTCTCACTAATTCGTATCCTTCTCGGATATTTCGAGCAACATTGGACGTATCTTGATGTCCTAATATTTCTGCTCTTATCCATTGATGTCTATAGCCTTTTGGCGCAGGCGGTGCATCAAGTGAAGTGGGTGGAGTCCAAACTTTTTTAGCTTCCGCTTTAGTTCTAGTCTGACTCGCACGTGAAGTTTTCATTTTTTCATTTTCCATATGCCTATACTCCTTCCGTGATTTGTTTTTGTTTCGCATATTCTTCTAGTGGCACACCTAATCGTTTAGCAATTGCTACCTGTGAGGGTGTGAGTCTCACTGTTTTCTTGCGCCCTGTTGAGCTGGAACGTTTAGCTGATGCTACATTCTGAGCAGGTTTTGCTCTTTCTGTAGATTGTCCTTCTATCTTATCAAATTTATGCGGAAATTCAACCCTTATTCTTTTGTCAACTTCCTCATAATATTCTCTTGATTTAGGATCAAAACCTTCTTTTTCCACTAAGGTTTTATGTATGTCAAAAGCCGTGTAAGTCATAGCTGAATCATTACCAAACCAAGGATTATCCGCTGCCCAGGCTTCTGCCATAGGGTCCGTCTGCGGTGTTCTTGTTTGTTGAGGGTTTACATTGACCTCTTTTGGTTTTGATTCTGCCGCAACTTTCATCGCTCTGAGTCTTGCGCCATCCATAGTCAAATTAGCAATTTGTTCTTGGGCCGCAATTTGTCCTTCAACGTCTTGAGATTCAATAGCAGTTTTAAGAGCTTGTCTTGCTGCTGCCATATTTGTTTTTACTCTGGTCTCAAACTCTGAAGTATAAGATTTATCTAATTTAGATAATCTTCCCTCTAACTCATTCTTTTGTCTGTTGGTGCTTTCTGCAAATGCAATAGCTTCTTCTTTTTGTCTTTCAGCTTCTCGCATTTTACGAGTAAGTTTAGCAATACGTTTTTGAACGCCTTCGCTATATTCTTTTACTTCGTCTTTTTCTTCTTTTTTCTCGAGTTTAGTTTCTCTTTCATTTTCAAAAGTTTTATCTTCCTCAACTTTCTCGATTTCAATCTTCTCTTCTTTAGGTGCTTCAACTTTTTCTGGTTCACCTTTGTCATCTAAATTAATGTCAGTTGCCTGTTGGTCGGCTTCCCCCACATCAATAAGATCACCTGCTTTTTTTTCTTCGTCTGGCATAGTTCCTTCCTATGTTATATGTAATGAAGAATTGATTCAGGATCCTTAATGGTCCCTAACACTTCATCATCGTTTATTATTCGCACTTCTCCACCTTCAATCGGTAAACGCGAACCAGCATATCTGGCGAACATTACCCAATCTCCTATCTTACACCAAGGTTTTTCAAATTTATCTTTATCCTTATATGCAAGATCTCCCATTTTTAAAACATAACCACAAGTCGTCGCTATTCTTGCTTTGTCTAATTGTTCTTGGGAAAATAAAATTCCACCTTTTGTTTTTTCTTTAGGTGTAAACGGTAATAGCAATAATCTATAACCAGATGGTTCTGGTAACTGATCAGCTACATCCTGAATATTGTTTTCGTCTAATCTTTTAACGTGAGATTCTTCTTCTTTGTATTTTTCTTGTAAAGCGTTCCTATGTTTTGGAACTTCCTTTTCCTTTGATGTCGATAACATTTCCGTCATTTTGCTCCTTATCTTCGTTTAGCAGGTTAGAGATTTCCTGTTTAATTATTTGATAGGCTTGTGCCTGTCCTAGTAGATACTTATATTTTTCCATATTGTCAACCCCACCTGTCATCATAGCGTCGCCAATTTGTTGAAGCGTAGCATCTATTCTCTTTTTTAGTTTATATGTTACGTCTAAGTCTTCCATTATTTCTTCTTCTTCCTTTTCTTTTTAACAGGTTTACTGCCATACTTTTTAGTCCACTTTTTAGCAATAGCAGGTTCATTTTTAAATAAATACCGTCTTTGCTTTTCTGATCTAAAAGGCATTATTCAAATTCCTTTAAAGTTTCTAATTTTCCTTTAGCACTAGAAATTTTTTGAATAAGTTTATCTACTTCATCAATATTTTGGGGATGTTCGCCAATGCCAACTGAATGATCTAAAAAAATCTTTAAAGTTGCATCCGCTTCTGAAATTTGAGCTTGATATCTATCTTCAAGCGCTTTTATTATTGCTTTTCTCATCACACTTACATCTTTTTCCAAATAGTTTTTCAACTACTTTTTGCAACCATTTAAGATTGTGATTAATGATTTTTTGAATCATTAACTTTTTCTGCTTTTAGCCATCTTTCTAAAAGTTTTAGCTAAGTTGTATCTTTTAGATCCCGGAGGACAAGTTGAACTTCCAAACTTTTTACCAGTACAAGGTTTGTCTTTTCTCATTCCTTTAACTGCTTTTTGAATCCATTTGCCATCTTTAGCTGCTACTCTTCCACCACCTCTTAAAGCAACACCCATACCTCTACCGCCTTTAACAGCGCCACCACCTCTGTAAACATTTTTTTTAGTTTTCCAGGGATCTCTTGATGTAGGGTTAAAAAATTCTGGCATTATCTTATTGCGATTCCGCCGCCTCTTTTAGCTTTACCCATAGATTTAACGTGGCCACCTTTTTTGTAACCTCTGTTAAGTTCGTGGATAACTCTGTCTTTTTCAGCACGTCTGTTTCTGTTCATTTTTTCAGCATCAATTCTGCCTAGTTCTTCTGCCAGATTCATTCTTCCTGTGTTAGCCATATTACTACCTATTGATCTTTCCTTTTTTCTTCATTTTAGAACCCCATTTTCCATAAGACTCATCAGCAGACGCTCTAAGTTGTTTCTTAGTTCGTTTCTTTTTGATTCTCATAGCAATAGATTCATCTTTTCTATCTTTGTATCCTTGTTTTTTCACGCTTCCTCCTTTTTTCATTCCAGAACTTCCGTAA